AACCGCCATGTAGAACAGCTTCGTCAAGCGGAGCCGTTCGTGCACAGCGGTCAACACGCCCATCCGCATGTTACGACCCCACCGAGTCGATCACCGCGTCGAGGGTAGCGATCTCGGCGTACAGGTCCGTCAGAATATCGGCGTTCACCTGCGACGTGGCCATCATTGATTCCAGTTGTGTCTTGACGTAGGTCGCCAATTCCCAGCCCTTCGCATTAGACGGGGAATCGGGGTCAAACGTGCCCATGTTCTACTCCTTTCGGGATAGGTGGGGGAGGGCCGAAGCCCTCCCCGTCCCCGTCATTACGAGGTGGTGCAGTCTGCCACCAAGCCCAGCGCGGCCTCGTTCTTCACCATCAGGCCATACTCGGCAAGCAGCAGCCGGTTCTCAGCATCGCCCGTTTTCGCCATCTTCTCCAGCGTGAAGGGCCGCAGGTACGCGACACTCACGAAGTCGAAGTCCAGGAGCCACGCATCCCGCTCCCGCTGGAACCGATTCGGGATCACCTCGAAGGTCCCGAAATCGCTGACATAGACCGACGCGGCCCCAATGATGCTCGCCGGAGTCGCACGGCTCATGTCAAACGTGGTGGTCGCAATACCCGTGAACGCCGATAGGGCCTGCTTGTTGAACGGGCCGACCATGATGACATTCGGCTCCGCCCCGCTCGTATAGCACAGCGCGATCACGGTCTTCAGGTGCGCCTCCGTGAACGCCTGCTGCGTTCCATCCGTCCGGCCCGCTGCCGGAACTCCGGAGCTATAGGTCGGGCTCACACCGCCCGTGGAGACGAAATCGTTCGTCTTCACCCACGCACCGAGGCCAGCCGTATCCCGTGCTGTACTCGTGTTGCCCGCCGCGCCCCCCTTGTTGGCGAGCAGGGAGGTCTCCATGTCCCGCCGGAGTTCCAGCCCGAGCTTCTGAATCTGGTACGCCAACTCCGAACGCCGTCCCGCCTTGTTGACCGCATCCACCGTGCCGCTGATGGACACCTCCTTGCGGGCGATCTCGGTGTAGTTACCCACTCGCACCGTGGCGCTGGGACTCGTGTACGTCGAGGCGAGATCGTCACCTTCGATGTGCTGGTTGGTGGAGACAGCCGCCGCGAGTGAATCGTTCTGCCACTCGAACAGGGTCGATCCCACCGTGGTCTTACCCGCCCGCGACATGAACGGCGTCTTCTGGGGGGAGATGTTACTGATGATATCCGCAAGGTCCTCGCGGATGCCCTTGGCCGCATGAGCGGTCCAGGTCGTGGTCAGAATTGCCATGGTCTGTTACTCCAAAAGATTGTCAACCAACATGGATTCGATGAGCGCTGCCGCATCATTGGGATGCCGCGTCTTCGCAAACTTCTTGGCAAGATCATCCCGCGCGCTCGACTTCGGCTTCTCGGCGGACTTCGGACCCGGCTTCAGCACTTGGGGAGTCACGGCTTTCTCTTTGAGGACCGTCTTTCCCTTGGCCTGCGCCTGATCGAACAGCATGGCCTTTCGCAGTAACAGGACCGCCCGATGGTCATACAGGTTCCCGAGTTCGTCTTCGGTGAAGCCGACTCCCGTCCCGTACTGCATCAATGCTTCCTGCTCCCGCTTGGCCGTCTCCGCCTGCTTCCATTCGGGCAGGGCTTCCAACAGGCGCTCCCGTTCCTCAGCCACCTTGGCCTGCAACCGGGCCTGCTGTTCCTGCACCTCTTGGACGCGGAGCCGCTGTTGCTCCGCCACCACCTTGTCTTTGGCGGCCTGCTGTCGTTGCCAGTCCGCAACCTTGACCGCGTATTCCGTGGGATTCTCCGCCCGCAAGCGGTCCCAATCAGGTTCGGGTCCTGATTGCTGATCCAGAAACGTCTTCATGGCCTCCAATCGCTCGGCATACTCCTGCCGTACACGAGCCGACTCTTGAGCGGCGGCCTCGAGCGCTTTCCGCTCTTCCGCCAACTTCATTGTCTTCCGCGTGTAGTCCTGCTGACGGCTGTACCCCCGGAGCAGTTCGTCTTCGGGGACCTCTACTTCCTCCCCATCGACTTTTACTTTCCAGGTCTTGGGTGCCTCCGTCTCTGCGCCCTCGGTCTCCACGTCGGCGGTCTCCGGTTCGCCCGCTTCCGTCTCGGGTTCACTCCCCGCCTGTGGTGCCTCGGCCTCCGGCTCGCCGTCTTCCACGGCGAGCAGTCCTTCCAACGCGTCCTGAATACTCGGTTCGGTTTCCGTTACTACGGGTTGACCGTCAGCCACAACTCCTCCTCGTTATGCCAGGGGCGCACGCGCCGGTCTGGACTTGGTGTATTCGTGGTTCGCCACCAGAGCCTTCAGGCGTTTCGTGATGGCGTCCACCGTGAGCAACTTGGCGCGGGCGGCGAGGAGTTCTTCACTCGACGCCGCTTTCCGCACACCGTCAATTGCTTCCTGTTCAATCTCTGCACAGATATCCGCGAAGACTTCGTTGTCCAAGATGGCGCGAGCGTACCGAGCGCGTTCATCATCCTGCATTGGCGTACTCCTGGGATCGCGCACGCTGCGCGTTGGCCTTGATTTCCGCCACGTTCACCGCCGTTCCGTACTTCAGTTCCATCTCCGCTGCGGTGAGGGCGAAGTCCGCCGCCATCTTGTCCCGTTCGCGGTCATCCTCATCGGCCTGTTTCTTGGCTTCCAGTTGGAGTTTCATGGCGTCCATCTGCATCCGCGCCCTGATCTCCTCCATCTGCACCTTCGCCAACAGGGTCGCGGCATCGGGTTGCTGATCCTGTGCCGCCGCCTGCGTCATTTGCTGCAATTGCTGCGGATCGACTTCCAGGAAGAACTCGTTGGGATTGGCGAATCCCGCAAGTTCCACCATCCGCGTCAGGGTGTTCCGGTACTGTTGGAGTGTGACCAAAGGATTGACCGGCCCCAACGACTGCATGATCTGCTCTTGCTTTTGGGCAATAGCGGAGAGCATGTTGAGCTTTTCTTCCGGCATCCCGACCCCGAGCCCGACATGGACAGTTACATCCATGTTACTGTCCCACGCTCGGGGATCGACCTCGACGTAGTGGTTCCTGAGCCGAATCACCCGCGCCCGGTCCTGATGCTCCACAACAAGCCGGAGGATACCCTTGAACAACTGCTTGATGCCGGTCTCCGCAAATACCCGTGCCAACATCTCGATCCGCTGTTGGGACGCACTCAGGGTTGCCGCGACCGCCGCCTTGGTGGACGACTGAAGCGCATCCGCATCCAATCCGGCCGCCGCCTTGGTCTGCCCTGTCCGGTTCTCCCGCACCTCATTGAGATACTGAAGGAACGGCAGCGTATCCCCGCCCACGAAGTTGTGCCGGAACTCCATGAGGACATTGCCCGGAGGACCCTTGGTGCGAATGGGTGCCCCAAGCTCGACATTGGTCAGGTCCTGCATCTCGACGTTGTACTGATCGGCGGCAATCCGGGGCATGATGGAACTGCCCAAGGAATCCACCGTCCCGCGCCAGACCGCCGAGTTGAGCCTCTGGAGGTCCATCGTCAGGTCGGCCATGCTCTGGCCGATGATCGTATGGGGCTCCAACACACACGGCAGGAGAGCAAAGGGCGCTTCATCAACCGCCTCGCCCTTCCCTTTTCCGTTCTGTATCCAGAACCCACTCCCCAAGGTGCAGTATTTCCGCCACGACCCGCCTTTATTCACATACGCTTCGACGTAGAGATACTTGGGGTCGAAGGTATCGGAATCCGTCTCCACAATAGAGGTGGCCGAAGTCAATCGGGCTTGGGCTTCCTCGTTCTGGGAGATGGAGTTCTCGAATGACCCGATCTCGTCCAGCACCTTCTCGGAATAGCCCATAGCCGCCAATTCGGAGCGCCGCATCTCCCGCCGGTGGGCCAGCAGTAGGGCATCCTCCCTGGAGCGCGCCGTGGGGGTAAACAGGAACTCCTCGGGCGGCAGGGCTTCAAACTTCGCATACGACTCGTCAAACGAGCGGGTGATGGTCACGTTGTAGAGAATCGGCGCATCGGGAGCGATTTGGTATGCGTCCACGATCTCAACGTCCGCAACCGACTCGTCCATTTGAAGGGCGACTAAATCCTGTTCGGTCAGCCCCTCAAGCTGGTGGCCGGACTTTCTGGTCCGTTTCTCCCACCAATACTTGAAGACCCCAAGCCGCCGGACCATGGAGTCGAGGAAGGCGGCATTAAACTGGAGGAACCCGTCGTTG